GCTATAAATAAAGTAGACAATGTTTACCAATTACTGGCGAATGAAATATGAATGGGTAAAAGATGGTAAAGATTGGGTGCGAGTTGAAAAGATTGTCAACCGTTGGACTGGTTCAGAGCCAGTTGAAGAAGAAATAAAAAAGCCTACCGATAACGAGTAGGCTTTTTGCATAAGAGATAGACTGGTACGCAAAATTTAAGCGTTCTAAATACTGTTATGCAAATATAATCAAAATATTCTTTAACAAAATCAATGCTTAACAGTATGTTCACCGCATCAATGAGGTGAACATATCAAATAAAAAAGCCTACTGATAACGAGTAGGCTTTTCTAATCAAACTTATAACAAAATTACAGTCAAAGATAGTAATTAGTTTTTAATTATCATCCTTTTTTGTTGTTTTGGATGTATAGGGATGTATTTATAGCGTGTAGCCACGAGTTATGTGCAAGGCGTTAGACGGTAACTCATCACATTCCACGTATAACCACTACCTAACGACCTTACAACAGTAAACAACCTCATAGGCGTTTGTTCAACTACTTCCACTTTTGAATGGTTAGCAAGGTCTTTATCTAACCAAACAATTTGCCCTGCACATAACACGGGTTTTGTGCCATTGTCGGTTTCGTTTTTCAATTTATCATTTGTATTCATATCAAGTTCTATTTTTCAATTTAACATTTGTGGTTTAAATCGCCAACGGACACAAAGCCCGAAAACGTTAGTGGCAAGTTAACATACATTACAGATAAACTGACCACTTTCTAATTGAATATGTTTACATCCTTTTTGATTTTTTAATTCTTCAATCCATAAATCCCAATTATTTGAAATAAGATTTATAAAACTATCAGATGAACCTCTTTCTTTGTATCGTTTCAAATATTCTTCTTTTAATTCTTTCTTTGGGTAAACTAAAGTAAATTCTAACCTGTTTTTCACCAATGCTTCTCTTACTTCTTTATGGCTTGAAATAAAAATCCTTGCATAACCTTCTGATATTTTTTCTTTAATATGATTAATATAATTTTGTGGAAAATTAGTTTTATCAAATTTACTACTATCGCTATCAGTTGCAAATTTTGAAGGCATATAATGAGACCAATCTCCATTGTAACAGTAATATGATTTGCCAGTACCAGGAAAACCAGCCACTAACAGGTGTTTGGAAATATTGCCTTTTTCGTCTTCTGAAAACTCTTTTTCTTTATTCATTCTATTTGTGTTATTAATTAATATTTGTGTGTGGCAACATCGCCAAGCACCAAGACGTTATAATCTACCTCCAATATTCATCATCATCTTCAATCATTTCCTCTTCAAATCCGATTAAAAAAACTAAAAAGATAACTATAAGTAACGCCCAAAACGTAAAGAATAGGCATAAAAACGGGTGGCTTTCAATTATCTGCATCGTAATATGTCATTAAGTTGGTCAATAGGATTGTCAAAGGCTTCATCAAAAACCTTTGTGGCTTCATCTAAGTAGGGAAAATCCATTATTTCAGCATCCACGACTTGTAAATCGTTTACTATATTTTGTAGTAACTCCTTAGCTTCTGCAAGTAAGTTTTTATACTTTGCTAGTTCCGTTTGTAATGCGATAATTTGTTGCGATTGTAAATTGATAAGATCGTTCATAATTTTGATTTGTAAATTTTGGTTAAATGTTCGTAAGCTATTTTGTTGCACTCTTTTGTACCTCCGATAACTTCAATCTTAATCGGTTCTAATGTACCGTTATACTGTTTTCGTTTTTCGCTCCCTTTGCTCGGTCTGCCTTTGCCTTTTTTTTGTTCCATTTGTGTTAGTGTTTAATTTCATTTGCAAATGTAAAACAAAAGTTTTTATTAAAAAAATTTTTTTATTAAATATTTCATTCTATATTTGCCTCGAACTTTAAAACAAATTACAATGAACAGATTTCAAAAAAATGATTGGCAGTATTTATTTGCGTTTGGCGCAGCGGTTTGGTTTTTATCACAAATAATATTTAGATACTAATGAGCAATTACGATGAAATGGTGTTAGGAGTTGGAAACTCACTACACCCAGCGAACCAAGTTGAATTAGATCCAGTATTAAGTTACGAGGAAGAAATGGAGCAAGAGATATTGCATCTTGAATCTCAAATCAATCAAATGAAAAATGCAGTTAAATATCGCAAAGCGGTTAACGCTAAAGTGATTGAGATAATTAAAGATGTGTACGCTCAAGATTATGAGTATTTGCATAAAAAATTAGATGAGTTATTATAATGGATAGACGTAAAGATTACAGTAGTTTTAAAATAACTATTATCGAGTTATGGTTTAGATTTGAATACTTTGGGCGACAAACATTTATCAATCGAATGGCTATTAGTTCTAAAAAGATTAACAGAATTTTAGACGAGTGGGAGCAGAACGATGAGTGCATTTTGGTTGAAAGTAAATTAAATTATACCGCAAAAACTTATTTATAAAAAAAAAACGTAATGAAAAAAGCACAAATATTCAATAATCATTTTCAAAATTTTAAAACATACGCTATACCAAAAGCACAATTAATTATTGCAGATATTCCTTATAATTTAGGAAATAACGCTTATGCTTCAAATCCAGCTTGGTATAAAGATGGGGATAATTCTAATGGAGAAAGTGAATTCGCTGGCAAAAGTTTTTTTGATACTGATGAAGATTTTAGACCAGCGGAGTTTATGCACTTTTGCAGCACAATGTTAAAACCTGAAAAGAAAAGTATAAAAGTTGAGGGAGTTGCAAGACAAAAAAGCGATGCTCCTTGTATGATCATATTTTGCGCATTTGACCAGCAGATGTATTTGATTGAATTAGCTAAAAGATATGGTTTAAACAATTACATAAATTTAGTTTTTAGAAAAAATTTTAGTGCGCAGGTATTAAAAGCTAATATGAAAGTAGTAGGTAATTGTGAATATGGTTTAATTTTTTACCGAGATAAACTACCTAAATTTAATAACAAAGGTAAAATGGTTTTTAATTGTTTAGATTGGGAGCGTGATGATGCTGATATTGAAAAATTGCATCCAACGCAAAAGCCTTTAAAATTATTAAAAAAGCTAATTGAAATATTTACAGACGAGGGCGATGTTGTTATTGATCCTTGTGCAGGAAGTGGCAGCACATTAATCGCTGGGCAAGAATTAAAACGTAAATGTTATGGTTTTGAAATTAAAAAACAATTTCATAAAGCAGCTGAAAATTGGATTGAGCAAGAATATCAAAAACTTTCTGAGATTGAAGAATTTGGATTTGCTAAAACTTTAATATCAAAACAACAAGAAACTTTATTTGCAGATTAAAAACTTTTTTATATTTTTGTAAAACAATCTGGTCAGAGATTGAGAGAAAACTATAATCTATCCTGACTTTGCCTATTCTGACCAGTAGGATTTAAGTTAGGATTTTTTAATTAAACATTATGAGCAAAGATTTATTTCATTTGATGCGCCAACAGGAAGTTGAAACGCAAAACTTTTTACCTAATCGCCTTGAGATCCAACTATCTGCAAAAACATTTATTAAAGAAGTGTTAGATGCTGGAGAGATTGACAAAATCGAACTACTAGCACAAGCCAAAAGAATGGGCGAAGCATTGGATGTTATTAACGCTGAACTTATAAAAGTACTCCCGCAGGAAAACTTTGAAGCTTACGGATTAAAAGGCACGTTCAGAAGCGGAGGGGAAACGATTAACTTTAAAGATTGCGAAGTTTGGAGCGACATCAACCGAGAATTAAAAGAACGTGAGGACTTACTAAAGTTAGCCTTAAAATCGCAAAACGAAATATACGATGCAGCTGGAGTTCAAGTGCCTAAAGTTAGTACAACGCCTCGCAAAAGTAGTATGGCTATATCATTTTAAATCAATAATTAATCTTAATATCTTATCTTATGAAAAACATTGCAACCGCTTTACTAAAAGCACAATCCGAAATGAGCAACCCTAAAAAACAAGCTGAAAATCCTTTCTTTAAAAAGAAGTACGCTGATCTAAACGCAATCCGGGAGGCAGTAATACCAACGCTAAACGCAAACGGTATCTCGGTTCTCCAGCCGATTGTTCACGTTGATGGCAAAAACTTTGTAAAAACTATTTTGCTGCACGAAACTGGAGAAATGATGGAATCACTTACCGAAATAGTTTACAACAAGATTAACGATGCACAAGCGCAAGGATCGGGAATAAGTTACGCACGTAGATATTCATTACAATCATTCGTTTGCGTGGGTGCAGATGATGATGACGGCCAAAAGGCAGTCGAGCCAAAACCAAACGCCACAACCGAAATACTAAAAAAAGCAAAAGATGGTGGCTTTTCATTGGATCAAGTCAAAACCAAATACAACATAACACAACAACAAGAAACTATTTTTATTAATCTTTAATTTTTTATTTATGGCGCAATCTTATTATGGTTCAATCGATTTTAGTAAATTAATTGAGCAGGCAAAATCGGGAAACAAGGCTTTCTCAAAATCCGAAAACGGAAAAATTTATTTAAACGTGCGGATGTACGTTAATGATGAAGTTGATAAATTTGGAAATGTAGCTTCTTTTCAATCAAACTTTAAAGGAGCGGCAAAAGAGGACAAGTTTTATTTTGGAAATATGAAGGAATCAACTCCGATCGAAAACAAAGTTGATGTGGTTGACATCCCAGACTTTGACGGACTTCCTTTTTAATTAAAAAAAAGGCACGTGATTAATTTTGCGTGCCATTTTTTTTTATATTTGCATTTGTATTGTTCGGGCAGGTTCGATACTAATTAAGAAATTTTAAAAAGCTCACAAGAGTAAAGCCTGCCCGCTTGAAATTGTGGGCATTTTTATTTTTATGATAAAGACATTAAGGCCATACCAGAAAGAACTTCTAGATGGTATATTTGAAAAATTAAAAACAGTTGATAAACTTTGCGTTCAACTATCTACTGGAGGTGGTAAAACTGTAATTTTTACAGAAATGATTAAGCAACTAGATTCTAAAACTTTAATTTTAGTTGATAGTATTGATCTTGTTCATCAAACAAACGATACTTTTAAAAAGCAAGGGATTGATGTTGGAATGGTGCTAGCAGGAAATAAAATATTTCCACAAAATAAAGTTATTGTTGCAATGGTTTCAAGCCTTTGGAATAGACGCGACAAAATGCCTACATTCAATTACTGCGTTGTTGATGAATGCCACGTTTGGATTTTTAATAAATTATTTCCCTACTTAAAGAACTGTAAAATAATTGGATTTACAGCTACTCCAGTGCGTTTAAAGAGATATAAAATTGATGAAGATACAACAGCAGTGGAATGTATGGCCGATGTATATGATGATATAATATGTGGCAAACCAATTAAGTGGTTAATTGATAATAATTATCTTGTAAAAGATGAAAATGAGTTAATTGATTTTGATTATTCAGGACTTAAAACAGATAGTAGCGGAGAATTTACTGCCGAATCAATGAAGCAAGTTTTCCAAGATCCAGAATATCAAAGAGCATTATTATCTACATACGAAATATATTGCGATAATAAAAAAACAATGATATTTACTTCGTCAACGGAAACAAATGCAATTTTTGCGGAGTTGTTTTCTGCAAAAAATGTTAGGACTTATGATAGTGTAAATAATAACTCAAATGAGCGAGATGAAATTATACAATGGTTTAAAAAGACTCCAGATGCAATACTTATAAACACAGGTTGCTTTACAAAAGGTTTTGATGTTTGCGATGTTGAATGTATAATGGTTGCGCGTGCAACTAAAAGCCTTGCCTTATGGATTCAGATTTGTGGGAGAGGAGCTAGAATTACCGACAAAATACATAAAGATAAAATTATTATTATTGACGGTGGTAATAATATAAACGAACATCAGTATTTTTCTTTTGATCGAGATTGGAATAAAATTTTTTCAGATAGAAAAATAAAATTAATAATTGAGCCCCAGCAGGAGTGTGAAGAGTGCGGATTTACTTTTCCAGAAAAAGAAAAAGAATGCCCAAATTGTGGCCATATTCCCGAACCGATAGAAATGCAAGTTGAAAGGGAAAAACAACAATTTAGAATTGATGGGAAAAAAGCAAAATTAAAGACTCCAACAATTGACATAAATTTTTTTATAAATAAAGGAGTTACAGATTATCAGGCACTGAAAATTTTATCAGAAAAGTGGGTTCAATTTTTAGATAAAAGCGATATTAAACACGATGATTTTTTATTTCATCATAAAAAAGGAAATTTTCAACAAAGATTTGATGTACTTTTGAAGCCCTTTTATTTTCAAATTATAAATTCAATTTTGCCAAAAGGTAAAAATGTAGTTTATAAAAATTACTGCAACAAAATATTAAAACAATCTTATAATAAAAAATATGGAAACACAAACCAAATTTAGCCTATACAACTCAATAGGTTCAAAAGAAAAAGTAGATATATCATTTGATGATTATTGCGAAATGATTGTAAAAGGAAAGTATCAAGACATGGTTCTTAAAGCGCGAGCAGTAAAAAAAGATGAGGCGAAGTATAAAGCATTAAAAACAAAGATGCCTTGCATAACTGGTTCCGCTGTAATGAATCAAGGCGAAAAGACAAAAGGCAATATAAAGGAAATGAATGGCCTTATAGTTTTGGATATTGATGATGAAGTTGATTTGGCGTTAGTTAATAAAATTAATGCGGATCAATATACATTTATTTCGCACCGTTCCTTTGGAGGCGATGGCCTTTGCGTATTTATAAAAATTAACGCTAATAAATTCCTAGAATCGTTTAACGATTTAGGGCAATATTATTGGGATAACTTTAATTTAGTAATCGACCAATCCTGCAAAAACCCAAATAGATTAAGATTTTTATCTTTTGATCCTTACCTATTTCAAAATGATAAATCAAAGAAGTTTATATCTAAAAGCAAGGTAAAAAAAGAAGTAAAAAAAGAAAACTTTATTTTTGTTCAAGATGATTTTAGCCAAATAATTGATAAAGTAAAAGATATAGACATTTGCGAGGATGATTATAAAAGATATTGTGATATTGGATTTGCTATTGGATCAACATTTGGATTGGCAGGATTAGATTATTTTAAAGCTATTTGCCAAAGTGGTCAAAAGTATGATCCGCAAGCAATTGAAAAACATTATAAAAACTTTTGTAAGGATGGAAATATAACAATTGCAACCTTTTATCATTACGTAAAAGAAGCTGGAATTGAAATATACAGCGATAATACAAAGGCCACAATCAAAGTCGTAAACGTACAAAAAGCGCAAGGAGAAGCCACAATTGAAAGCGTAGCAAAAGTTCTTAAAATACAAAAGTTTACACCTGATGAAAAGTTAATTAAAGATTTAATAGATTCAAAAACTGAGTTTAAAGTATTTGAGGACTTATCAAATATGGCCAAACTTGAAAATTTTATAATTGAAAATTACGCTCCAGAACGGAATATAATTACAAATGAAATAAAAATTGATGAAGTAGTAATTGATGACCATAGATTAAATTCAATTTATAAAACAGCCTGCAAAGTTTTAGATTTTAATGTTTCCAAATCTGATGTACGCGATATTATTAATTCAGATGCGACAAAAGACTTTAACCCGCTTAATTCGTTCTTTAGCAATAAAGAATATAAGACTGGAGAAATAGACGCTTATATCGATTGTGTGCATCCACAAAGCGATTATAATAGATGGGCGTTTAAAAAATGGATCGTAGGTACAGTTCATAATTGGATAAGTCCATTAAATGAAACAAAAGTAAGTCCTTTAACTTTTGTACTTTGTGGCCAAAAACAAGGCACCGGGAAAACATCTTTTTTTAGAAATTTACTTCCAGAGGATTTAAAAGATTATTTAATTGAAAAAAAGATTGATGCAAATGATAAAGATTCAATGTACAATCTAGCAAAAGGCCTAATTTGTTTTGACGATGAATTTGGAGGGTTGGCCACAAAAGATGTTAAAGATTTTAAACGCGTAGCAGACACTAACTGGATTGATATTAGACTTCCTTATTCAGCATATTACACAAAAATAAAAAGACGCGCTACACTTGCAGGAACTACAAATGAGGCAAACGTATTAAAAGACGTAACAGGAAATAGAAGACTATTACCTTGCAATGTTGGATCTATTGATTATGATAAAATGATTAGTATTGATACTGATTCACTTTGGCGTGAGGCTTTTAAATTATGGCGAGATGGTTTTGATTGGAAAATCTATAAATCTGATGACATAGAGTATCTAAATAGCCAGACAATTGAAAATATAGATGTAAATCCAATTGAAGAAATATTTTTTAATCATTTTTCTTTAGAAGAAACAACAGAAAAGAGCGAAAAAATAGTAATGAATCAAGGAGATATACTAAATTTTTTAAATATTAACTCGGCAATAAATGTATCAAAATATGATATAAAAGATATTTTTACCAAAAATAAGTTAATTTACAAATCAATTAAACTTTACGGAGTAGTTAAACATGGAATATTATTGTGGAAAAAAGCAGAATTTCAACAACAAAATTTTGAAGTTCCATTTTAAAAGGTAAGGAAAGTAAGAAAAGGTAAGAAAAAAAATCTTACCCCTTAAACCCTTATTTTATTGAGGTTAAGTACAAAGGTAAGGTAGTAAGGTAAATTATTAATTAAATATATATGAGATTATAAAAAGTAATACTATATTAATACATAATGAATAATTGATAGTAAATAATAATAGTTTGAAAACAAAAAAACCTTACCTCCTTACTTTAGTGATAAACCCGCACAAACACTAGGAAAAAAAGGTAAGGTTTTTTAAAAAGTAAGAAAAAAAATGAACAAAGAAGACGTATTACAAGCAAAAATTATAGTATTTTTTAAAAATGAATACCAAATAAATGGCAAAGGATTGATTTTTTCAGTTCCAAATGGCGGATCTAGAAATATAATTGAAGCCAAAAAATTAAAATCAACTGGATTGATGGCTGGAGTTTCTGATTTAATTGTTTTAAAACCAAATGGAGAAACTATTTTTTTAGAAATTAAGACAGATGTTGGAATACAATCTCCAATACAAATTAAGTTTCAGAAAAAAGTAGAAGAATTAGGCTTTAAATATTTTGTGGTTAGATCACTAGAGGATTTTAAAGAATCGATTTTATGTTAAAAAATTAGTTCAATTAAAAAATTCTTTTAATATTTGTTCAAACATTAAAAATTAAAAATTATGAGAAAACAATTTTACATCTGGACACAAGAGAACCAACACTCGGAAAATTATTACAGAACCGAAGAGCAGGCGAAAATAAGAGCCGAGTTAAAAGGTTTATACAATTACGAAATTAGAGAAGTTTATACACGATGATTTACAGAAATTACAACATCGAAAGGGATTACACTTCAAGTGAAGTAGTCTTTGATTTTTTTTGGGAGCGAGAATATATGGGAACAGGAACAAGTATTGAACATTGTCAAAAGCAAATTGATAGGTTATGGATTATAGAAGCCTCAATTTAACATCAACTCCTAAACTTTCAAAGTTAGGCAGACCTTATAGGCTTTCGGCTATTGCAAAGAATTTACAAGTTCCTAGCAAATGGATTAATAAAGTTGAGCATTGGCATTGGTATTATTTTTTTATTTATACGGATGATTTGAGCCTATTCGGTTTTGAATTTGATTATAATGATAATTTTGTGCAGAAGTTTAATCACGAGGGAACTCGAAAAATATTAGATAATTTATGACACCAAAAGAAAAGGCGGAAGATTTAATTGATAAAATGTGGATTAATGGAGTTGACGAATACGAATCACTAGAATGCGCTTTAATAGCAGTTAATGAGATATTAAACATAGAAAATATAAAGCCATATATTCTCCATAAAGAAATAATTGAATTTTATGAAGAAGTTAAACAAGAAATTCAAAAGCTATGAAATCAAATAATACTTTTAATGTATTTGAACTGCCTACTTATGTAGGTTATTATGAAATCGGAAAAGGAGATGGTTGTTTACAACTTTGCCAGACAACAAAGCCAAAATGGTTTCACAGAAAAATGATGAAGATATGTTTAGGAATTGAATGGTTTGATAATTAAAATTATAACTTATGGATATATCAAAATGCAACGACCACCTTTGCCCCTCAAAAGAAATTTGTTATAGGTTTACTTCTCCAGTTGATGAATTTCGGCAAAGCTGGATAAATACTAACCGAGAAGCGGATGCATACAACTGTGATTTATTTTGGCATAACAACAAATGTAAATACTGCGGTCAGGATCAATATAATCACAAATTAAGTTGCGCCAGTCAGAGAGCCACAATTTTAATGAATTTAAAAAATAAATAATATGACAGCAGTAGAATTTATAGAGCAACAATATAACACTAGTGGTAAATTAACACCAGTTGATTTTTATCAATCCAAAGAATTGGAAAAGCAACAGATAATTGATGCCTACGAAGAAGGTTATTTACAATGTAGTATTTATGGTTTACCTCAAAAAAGTAGAAAACATTTTGAAGATTCAGAACAATACTACAAAGAAACATTTAACCTTTCACAACAAGATAAACCCTAATTTTTGGGGTTTATGTAACAACAAAAAGTAAGATGAAACTAAAAGAAAAGTTTGAGAATTTTTTACATAATTGGATTGATGAAGATTATAACAGACAACACGTAGCAGAAGTATTAGAAATTGATGCAGATGATTTTGCTATTGGATTTGCAATGTCTATATCAACTCATTGTTATTGTGAATTAGGAAATGATACACGTTCATATCAAGAACTATTAGAAATTTATAAAAAAGAAAAAGGGTTATGAGATACATTTTAATTTTTGCATTATACGAATTTATCAGACCAAAATTGATTTTGTTATTTTATTACTTATTAAAAAAAGCAGAAAAATGACGCCATTACATTACGATTCAGGGCAAGAATATGATCTTATCGATGTTGCACTTCATTACAACCTTAATTTTTTCCGTTTTAATGTACTAAAATACATTTGCCGCGCTGGAAAAAAACAAAATGAGCTTCACGATTTAGAAAAGGCAGTTGATTACCTCCAGAGGGAAATTAAAAATAT